TCTTTATATTTATTGGATAATTCAGAATAGCTCAGCAAAAGAGCGGATATACCTTTTCCCAGTCACCGACGGATTCTTGATCTATCTTGAATGAAGAGAATGCCATATCATCAATATACTCCTGAGGCTTTGCGTTAAACACGTTCTCAGTGATATGGTTGTATAGATCAAAATCAGGGAATCGCTCTGTTCCATCTTCCTCTCGCAGAACATTGCGACCATTCTTATCCAGAAGCCATTTCCACAGTAAATTCCACAGAGGAGATACCGTTTCGTGAATTACCCAGGATCCCTCTGTAGATAAAACCGCTCCATCTAAATTCTCCACAGGCATTTCTGGGAAAAGAGCGTCCATCACGCTCACGGCATAACGACATAAATCAAAGGAAGGGTTAGGATAAATCTTCTTGGATCTCCCGTTTTTAGCACACGCAAAATTATACTGCCCTTCTGCGTCTCCACCATAATTGTAATCATCACTCACAAACCACTTATCTTTTACACGAAAAATGGAACGACCAAAATCAATAATCTTGAAAATACGCCCATAGGTTGGAACACGCCATACCGTTCCAGCACGATTCTTATAAAATAACCAAGATTCTTCGGTTGTTATCCACACAATGTTATTGGTATGTAAATCATTGTGTGTAAATCCGAGAACGCCTTGGGCGGCAGAGAGCGCCGCAATAATCTGAAACGTCCAGGCAGTCCAACGTGCTTCCCATTCTGCCGATCCATGTGCGGCACCTACCATAGTGGCATCCTCTAACATATCGTCAATGACTCCCTCCATTCTCTCCTGGAAAATCATCATGACAGGATAATTGGCAAACTGAGAATATACAGAATACATATTATCATCCATTGATTCATCTGAAGAATCCGATGAATGCGAAGAACCTGTTTGAAACGAATGAACGCTCTCAAGTTCAACATTTTTCGATTCCTTTGCGCTAATCACTTGAGAATTAAGACTCTCAATTGAACCAAGGCTGCTAAGGCTGTCTGAGTCCGAAGAGTCTGAGCTACAAGAAAATGCCGTGGAACGAAGCGAGGACTGAGGAGTTTTGAATAATTCAGATTCTACATCTTCGTCATCATCCCTCTCAACATACAAGGCAAACTCACCAGCCCGCTTCCTATTCCAGAAATCCTTATATCTCCTGAAGGAACCATATTCATCTGTAATATTGAAGCGATACGTATCAGCAACCGCCTTGAACCCTCCATAGAATAAGCAAAAATGGGGAGAAACACCTCGCTCACGGAGCTGACCCAGTAAATAATTGGCCAGTGTATCCACATAGGCCTGATTCATAGGGTTGTTTATCTTTTCAACGGAACGAGCGGCCCCCTTCTCTCCCTTGTAATAGTGCTTCAATGTGTGAATAGGATCAAGAAGATGAGTCACTTTACAAAACCCCTTAACAACCTTCTTTGACACAGTTTCAATGAGACACTCACCGCTTCCATCAAACTCCCTCACCTTTCCAAATAAATGATCAGAGTTTAATTGTCCTTCAGAGTCAGGCGCTGAACAAAGAAACTCACTAACGATTGGTGTTAAAGAGGTCACATCCTTATATCCTGGCATAGTTGGAGCTCTTGAATACTTTCTCCATACAGGAATTGAAACTTCTATATCTTGGGTTAAACAAGAATCCATCTACCGATTCTTCGGGGTTTGATGAATGGATTCAATACGCATCGGCTATGACAAAAGTTAATCGCAGATAAATATTGTAAAAAAATATGTACTGATATACTACATACGATGACAGATAATGCCGCAGCAGTCAATGTTGGTATCCGGAAGTTTGACATGAAAATGATTCCGCAAGATGCCGTATGTGTTTTTATTGGAAGAAGACGCACGGGAAAATCCACGTTGGTTCGTGACCTGCTTTTTCACCACCAGGAAATGCCTCTTGGAACCGTGATTAGTGGAACAGAGGAATCCAATCAGTTCTACAAGAAACTCATTCCTCCACTCTTCATTCACGGCGATTACAGCCCTGTGGTCATTGCCAATTTCTGTAAGCGCCAGAAGGTGATCATGGCGAAAATCCAGAAGGAGATTGAGGCATACGGCGCTGGAAGAACTGACCCTCGTGCTTTCTTGATCATGGACGACTGTCTATACGACGATAGTTGGCTTCACGACAGGAATATTCGTTATCTTTTCTTGAACGGTCGTTGGCTGAAGGTGTTTTTCATTATTACGATGCAATACCCTCTCGGTATTCCTCCGATGTTAAGAACTAATGTGGATTATTGCTTTATTCTGAGAGAGCCATATGTGACAAACAGGAAGCGCATTTTTGATAACTACGGAAGTGCTTTCCCGAGTTTTGAGTTCTTCTGTCAAGTCATGGATCAGTGTACGCAGAATTATGAATGTATTGTGATGAACAACAATTCTCAGAGTAATAAACTGGAGGATACCGTGTTTTGGTACAAGGCCCAGATGCACGGCGAGTTCCGTATTGGTGCGCAGGAGTTCTGGAATCATGCTATGTCAAATACAAAGAATGGTGATAAGGATGAGGGGAATGAATATGATGCCGCAGCTGCTAAACGTCTGAAGGGACCCATGATTAGCGTGCGCAAGTATCCACAGAACTAGCGTTCGCTAGTATCTACAGAACTAGAAACTTCACAAACCTAGGTAGATGAAAGACTTGGGATACTGTCTGCTACTAATCTTTATTCTAGGACTACTCCTTGTCTTCCTAGGCAAGCCTATGTGCGAAGGATTCGCTTCTGGCCAAGCAGCACGCTGTGATGTAGATTCCCCTTGTCCGGGTCATTTGAAGTGTATTAACGGGTTCTGTGCTAAGACGGAGCCTGTTGGCGTTGTTGAGAAAGAAGAGGTTCCTCTTCTTCCTCCTGGCGCACCCGCACCTTATTTCTAGTGGCAGATTAGAATGAAGAAATTTGCGTTAAAAACAGTCACTTGGTATGCTATAATTGGTCTTCTTGTTGCCGTTGCTCTTCTACCTATTCTAAAGGCGGCTGCTCCTGAGTTCTTCCCCAGCGTAAGCGGTTTCGCTAATCCTGATTGCGTGGGCGTAACCTGTGGTGAGGGACAGTTTTGCCAGAACAACAAGTGCCTGAGTGTGAATGCGCCAAATCCCCTTGGCGTTCCTTCTGGAAATGTGTAAGCAGAGCAACCTTTGGTAAGCGGAGCAAAGCAAACTTTTTGGTAAAATGAATATTCGTTCTGATACTTGATTGGTATCCAAGTAAGTATCAAAGTAATCTATTTTACTCAAGATTGATCCGCCTACAAACCCTTTAGTTCTTCTCCATCTTCCTGGCGATGGCTAGATCGGCAGGGCCAGAAAACATCCCATCGTATGCCGTGCCAGCAGTGCCTGCACTACCAGGAGAAGACTCCTCCTTCTGAAGAGTAATCATTGGCTCGGCAGGCTGCGCTGAAGAACCAGAAACACCAGCAACCGTCTCAGCGTCCTCAGTGCTGCGGCTCTTTACGGAGGCAACCTTACGATTCTTCTGCTCTGTGTAAAAGGAATCACGTGCCTCCTCATTCTCACGATACTTCTTCATTAGGCTGTTCAGCTCGTCGTTGGCATACTCCTGGTCCTTCACGTTATTTGGGTCAGGCTCCCAGGCCATCCACTTACCCACAGAGCCCATGTAGATATTGAAGGTGGGGTCAGACTTCTGTAGGCGCTTTGCCTTCAGAGAAGCCTCTGCCTCAGAAGAGAATACACCCCGGACTTTGATACCACGAATAGTGGTATGGAAGTCATTTAGCTTAAAAAACTCCTCCTCAAGCGCTTGATTATTCTTGAACAGAAAGTCCTCGTACTCCTTCTTGAGCTCGGACTGAGTCAGCTCGCTCATATTCTTACGAGTATACTGCTGAAACTCCTCCACGAAACGATCCACACGCAGAAGAGAGCTCCTCACCTCAACCGCCGCCCCACTCAGATCAACCTTATCCAAGCTACCGGCAAGAGTCTCTAGACGCGTATTTACTGCCTGGAGCTGCTGACCCATCCACGCCTCCAGCTTGCTGGTCTTCCACTGTAGATCATAATC